CTTAATCTGGATGTTAATAACCTTGTTGATAATGTTGTAACCACTGACGAAGAACGAAAGTCATTAAAGATTAAATTGAAGGAAGTTTTGTTTCAAGCTGAAAGCTCAGCACAGGAACAGATCACAAGAAGATGGGAATCAGACAATAAAGCAGGATGGCTACCTGCTAACATAAGACCACTAACACTAGCATTTTTAATAATATCAACAGTATTATTAGTTTTTATAGATAGTGGAACAATTAATTTTAATGTAGAGGAAAGGTGGGTGTCCCTTTTAGAAATAACCTTACTAACAACAGTAGGTGCTTATTTTGGAAGTAGAGGACTTGAAAAGATAAAGAAAAAATAATTTGAATTATTACAGACCTAGAATATCACGAACCGAATGGGACTTAATAAAAGAATACAGAGATAATGACAATACCACAGCTAATAACATTCTAGTTATTGGCGATTTACACGAACCATTTTGCTTAGATGAATACTTAGATTTTTGTGTTGAAAAATACACAGAATTTGGTTGCAATGAGGTTGTCTTTATTGGCGACATCATAGACAATCACTATGCTAGTTACCATGAAACAGATGCGGATGGAATGGGCGGTGCAGATGAGCTAGAACTAGCTATAAAAAGAATAGCGAGATGGCGAGATGCTTTTCCTGTTGCTACTGTAATAATTGGAAATCATGACCGCATGGTTTCAAGGAAAGCTAAAACCTCAGCAATCCCCTCAAAATGGATTAAATCATACAAAGAAGTATTGGAAGTTCCAGAATGGAATTTTGTGGAACGATATGAAAAGAATGGTGTTCAATACATACATGGCGAAGGCGGGACTGCTAGAACTAAGTGTCGTGCGGATATGATGAATACTGTTCAAGGACACTTACACACACAAGCATATACCGAGCATTATGTTGGAAAAAATTTCAGAGTGTTTGGAACACAAGTTGGTTGCGGCATAGATCATGACAGCTATGCAATGGCTTATGCTAAATACGGTAAAAAACCTGCGGTTGGTTGTGCAGTTATTTGCAATTCAGGAAATTTACCGATAAATTTGTTAATGAAACTATAAAAATATGGATAAGTTGAATCACATCTATCAAGAGAAACTTCAACTAGGTGCTTATTATACTTATGACAAAGACAATAATAAAGTTTATGACATTAAAGGTATGAGGAAAGCATTTAAGAGGTTGATTGATAAAATAAAATAAAACAGATACTCAAATATTCTGTTAATAAGACCAAGATGTTCTGTCTTTGGTATAGGGGAGCAATCTCTAAAAAATTTAAAATGTTAATAATTGTGTTAATAAGTATGTTAATTATTTTTAACACTTATTGCTTGTTGTATTAAAAAATCTTTATATATTTGTTTTATAAATGATTCACGAAGGATCATATAATTTAAACTAAATACAAATGAAGAAATCAATTATCAAATTAGCATTAGATGCTTTAGAATTAAGATTAATGCAAGATCGCCAAGATGCTAAAAGGAATGGAAATTTTGCTGACTATGACACTATTAATAATTATATGGATATTGTCAGAGAATATCAAAAAGAATTGCAAACAGAAGAACCAATCAGTATAACATTAGTATAATATGGAATCAAGGAATATACATTTTAAAACAATAGACACATCCACAATGGAAGGTTTTGAAAGAGCTGTTAAATTCCATTCACAAAATCCAGATTGGAAATTAGTATCAAAATCATTTTGCGAGTTTGAATGGTTGTTTGAAAAAGTTACAGAACAGGTTTCAAATTGTTGCTCAGCAAAGGTTTGGGAAGAAACAGATATTTGCTCTAAATGCAATGAACATTGTGAAATAATTGAGATATGAAAAAGAAGTGGATAATAGAGGGCAAAGGATATTTTAATGGTAGTGTTACAAATCCATTTAATATAAACCTTAAAATCTCAGATATAAAATGTGGCTATGGATATATTGAGTTCACAGGATCAGAAAAAGATCTTGATAAATTCATTGATAAGCTAATAGATAATGAAGAAACATTTAAATATATAAATCACCATGAAGAAGGTGAAGATCAAGGAATGTTTTTCAATGGTATTAATTTTAAAGAACTTGTGTAATGAGCAAAGAAATGAATTTTAAACATATACACGATATTAACACCTTTTCGTGTTCGGACAATGAAATCTATTTATCAGGCAAAGATGAAGAAGGTGAAGATATAACATTAATATTTTCAGCATTTGAATTTTTGTCTTGGATCGGAAAAGAAACATTTAAATATATAAATCACCATGAAGAAGGTGAAGATCAAGGAATGTTTTTCAATGGTATTAATTTTAAAGAACTTGTATAATGAAAAAAAGCATAAAAGAAGAATTAACAAGCTATATAAATGAAAGAGTTGAAGAAATTAAAAGATATGGCGGCTCTGAATTAGAAGAATTACACTTTCATTTATTCAATCAAGATTATTATATAATTGGCTATTATCAGGCCCAAAAATGGTTAGATGGGCATGGTGTATCAGTATTTGATGCCCTCGAAACCATAAGGGAATACGAAGATCTACATTTCGGCGAATGCAGGTCATATAAAAATGCAGAAGAAACCGTAAATATGTTGGCTTATATTTATGGAGAGGAATTGTTAACAGAATTAGAATTAATATAATTATTATGAGCAAAGAAATGAATTTTAAAAATATACACGATATTAACACCTTTTCGTGTTCGGACAATGAAATCTATTTATCAGGCAAAGATGAAGAAGGCGAAGATATAACATTAATATTTTCAGCATTTGAATTTTTGTCTTGGATCGGAAAAGATGAAATTAAATATATTAAACAACAAACAATTAAGCACATTAAAGAATTATGATTACACTACGATTCACTAAAATAAGCAAGACCTATAATTCTAAGCATGGTGGTCAAATCTTCTATGTATTTTTTAAAGGCGAAAAAAGTTACAGAACAGTTTTGTTTGATAATATGAGAAACTTTAAAAATTGGACTGAGGTTATTAATAAAGCTGAAAGAGGAGATTATATCAGCAATCTAAGAATGAAGATGTATAAAGGCAAAGAGATCGTTGATGCTGACAGTAGTCCTGTATTGTATACATCTAAGGAATATATGGACATACAAAAAGATATGTTTGAAGAAGAATATGGAATACAGCCATATTAAAAAATTGTTATATTTATATTAAAAAAATTATGTTATGGAATCAAAGAGAAACAAGATCAGGCAAGACATGATAAGTTTTGCAATGTATCAGCATAAGGTAACTAAAAAAGAATTAGCTTGTGCACTTGATTTATCATATCCAACAATGCTTTCCAAATTGAAAGATACAGGATCATTTAAATTAAGTGAATTTGCAAACCTTTGTGATTATCTTAATATTGAAGTAAATAAATTTATAAATCCTTTAAATTAAAGTTATGGAAAGTAAACAGGAAATTTTAAACAGATTATTTGTTGAAAATAATTTAACTAGTGAAGATTATTTTAAACACAAATTTTATACAATAATTACACGATCTGGAATCGAGAAGATTATGAACAATCTTGGAATCAGTATTTCCTACGAGTTGTTGTATAATTCACCAGACAATAAATGTATAATAATAAAAGCGACAGGTAAAATGGGCGACAAGGTTATAGAAACTTTTGGAGAATCAGCACCGAATAATAATCAAAATTCTTACGGAGTAGCAATCGCCGAGAAACGAAGTATGAGCAGGTGTGTCCTTAAACTTGCTAACCTATATGAACACGAGGTATTTGGAGAAGATGAATCAGATGCCTTTAATCGAAATAATAATCAATAAATAAATAGATATGTATAAAATAAGAGGAAAAATAACAAATGTAGAAGATCAAGAAATCAACACCAAAAAAGGTGATTTTATAAAAAAGCTAATAACTATTGAAGAAACTGATACAGGGTTTAATCATATACAACAGTTTGAAATCTTTGGAAAAGAATCCATCGCTGTTATAGAACATTCAAAAAAATTAGCAGAAGGACAGTATGTGAATATAAATTTTTATATAAAGAGCAGAGAATATAATGGCAGATTTTATAATACATTAATGATAAAAGAAATCAGTATTAAAAATAGTTCAACAATTGAAGATATTGCACAAGAGTTGAACGAACAAAAAATGCCTTTTGAAAACAATCCCCCGTTTTAATTAATATTCCGATAGTGCCTGTGCTAGATTTTTTTTTATTATTTAGTTTAGTTATTTTTAGCACGGGCATTATCTATTATATTTATATGAATGAAAAAAACTTACTTTAACCACGATTCAACAGCTAGAAACGATTACCGCATTGTTAAAATGAGATCTAAGCTCGGAATGGAAGGATATGGTATATTCTGGTCCATATTGGAAATGCTGTTCACAGAAGAAAACAAACTATGTGTTGATGATTACGATTCACTTGCATTTGGTTTACAATGTGATCCTAAAATATTAAAACAAGTAATTGAAGATTTTGATTTATTTATTATAGAAGATAATTGTTTTTATTCCAGGAGATTAAATAATCAAATAGAGGAAATAAATAACAAGTCAAACAAAGCAAAAGAGAATGCTAAAAAAAGATGGAATAATGCTAGTGCAATGCGACCGCATTCCGACAGCACTGCTAGTAGAGTAGAAGTAAAAGTAGATAAGAGTAAAGTAAAGAAAAGCAATTATTATAATGATATTTCTTTCCCCGATTATTATGATATTCATTATGCAAAAAGAATAGAGCAAGATATTAATAAGACAAGAGAATACCATAAACACCTAGAATCACTAGGTTATGTAAAAGAATTAAACAATTATAATGGACAATCAAAATGGATTAAGAAATGAAAGAACAAAAATATATATTTAGTAGAAGTTTGGGTATTGATAAAAGTGGGTGTGAATGGTTAGAGAAAAATATAGATACTTATAAAGGAATGATGAAAAGAAAAGAGATGAGAAAAAAATATCCATTAAGTGTATTTAAAATAATTCCTTTATTTGAAGATGGTGTTAAATATAAAGAAGATCCTATTAATACTAAACAATTAAAATTGCTATGAAAGAATACCAATTACAAAAAGCGGTATGATAATTAAAAGAAAATGGGCAATGCCCAATAAAAACACTTTTGATATAAAACCAATTAAAAAATTGATATATAGATATTTTAATAAATCATATTTAAGTATTGATCCATTTGCTAACAAAAACAAAATATGTAAAATAACAAACGACATAGATGTCGATTTTAATACTGATTATAATTTAGATGCGTTGGATTTTTGCAAACAATTTGAGGATAACACTATTGACTTTGTTTTATTTGATCCGCCTTACAGCCCAAGACAAATTTCTGAATGCTATAAAAAACTTGGAAAATCAGTTAATATGGAAACCACACAATCGTCCTTTTGGTCTAATATAAAAAATGAAATAGCAAGAATAGTAAAACCAAACGGAATAGTGATTTGCTTTGGTTGGAACAGTCAAGGTATAGGAAAAAAAGAAAAATCTGTTTATCAATTTAAAATGATAGAGATTTTATTGGTAGCACATGGGGGAAACCACAATGACACCATCTGCACAGTTGAAACAAAAAAGCATAATTTATTCACAATATGAAAGAATATGAACTACAAAAAGCGGTATGTAAATATTTAGATTTAAACAATGTTTTATATTGTGGATCAATGGGTGGTAATTATCAACCGCATTTTTCAGTTAGAATGAAAGCGAAAAAGAGTGGTTATAAAAAAGGATTTCCCGATCTCTTTATATATGAACCAAGAGGAGATTATCATGGTTTAGCTATTGAATTAAAGGTTGGATATAATAGAGCAACTAAAGACCAATTGTGGTGGCGAAATGAATTAAATGAAAGAGGATATGTCGCAGAGATATGCACAGGAATAGATGATGCCTTAGAAGTTATTAATCGTTATTTAGAAGATAATGTTAGTTGATCCTAAAATAAAACCAACATTTTTTAATACCAGAACAGATAGATTGTATTGGAATTACACAGATACTAACAGTCGGTTGTTTATAATTTTATTTAAAAGTGGAGCTGAACTTAGTTTTATTTTAAGAGATTTGAAAAAAGATAATAAAGTAGTAAATTATATTTATAAAAAACTACATCAAAGATTTGATAACATAATTGAAATAGAAACAAGCAGAATATCTTATGTAGAATATAACTTATTGAAACAGAAAAATATACCCTCTATAATAAAGATATGCTAAACAAATACCTGACCGATAATTATGACAAGCTACATGATATGGCTTTCAATATAGCAGGTAGAAAAAACAAAGACGATTTATTAAGTTTTGTAATTGAAGAACTATATAAATGTGACCAGGACAGAATCACAGAAATAATAGAAAAAAATCAAATGACATTTTACATTGTCAGAGTTATGCTAAATCAATACCATTCTAAAACAAGCAGATACTACTATAAATACAACAAATACTACGAATACCATACAACCACCACAATCGAAAGCATTACCGCTGACAATACTGAATATGAAATAAAAGACAAAGAACTTATTGAGGAACGATTGGAATGGGTGGAAGAAAAATTAAAAGATTGTTATTGGTTTGATTCTCAAGTGTTCAACATTTACTATATGGAGAGTCATTCATTAAACAGCATGGCTAAAGCAACAGGGATTAATCGCAACACTCTATTTAAGTCAATTAACAGTGTAAAAACATATTTAAAAAATGAGAAATAAAGAGAATTTAATTGCAAACATTATTATTGGATCAACAACTGTTATATTATTAACATTATTTATACTAGCAATATTATGAAAAAAACAAGAGTAATTAGAGCTTTGAAAAATTGCAAAAGCACAGATTTTAAAACGGATAGTGTTTTGTCTTTTAAAGATGAAAAAGGCAAAGAATATTTTTTGGCTGAACAACCGCACTACATGAATATAATCACAAATTCTATTAATGTGATGTTACAAAGAACTTTCAATATATTAGATGATGTTAAATTAAAAGATAAAATTTTAAAAGGATTAAACAATGAGCAAAAGTAAAGGATTAGGCGACAGCATAGAAAAGGCATTAAAAGCAACAGGCATTGACAAGGTGGCTAAAAAAGTTCTAGGTGATGACTGTGGATGTGAAGAAAGAAAGAAAAAGCTGAATCAAATGTTTCCATATTCCAGACCATTCACAGATGATGAATTGTCCATTTATGAATCAGTATTACCTAGATTAAAAAAGGGAACAGTAAGCGGAGCAGATCAAGCAATACTTGTTAAGCTATATAATAAAGTATTTAATGCTAATAAAAAAACAAGTGGTTGCAGTAGTTGTGTTCAAGAAACACTAGCAAAGTTAGCTAAGGTATATGTAAATAGTTGCAAGACAGATGGTTAAAAGAGCTGTATTTATACATAGAGAAAAGAAAAGGAAGAAACGAAAAGGTATTCATTCCAAAAAAAATAAACCTAAAAAATATAGAGGTCAAGGAAGATGAAAAAAAAAGAACAAATGTTCAGATTCTGTTGTAGGTGTGTCAGAATGAGCTTAATAGATGAACACACAGGTTGTCATTTCTGCGGTGGTAAGTTTATAGTATCATCATTAAAAGATGATTTAAAACTAATAAAGAGAAATCAACTTGCAGAATCACACTAAGGTATATATGCAATTCTTCAATTATGAGGAACATGACTTTATTCCCTGCGAGATGTGTAATTCAAAAGCTGTTGATATTCACCATCTAGAAAAAAGGAATAAGACAAAAAATGATTATATTGAAAACTTGGTTGGACTGTGTAGAAGTTGTCATATCAAAGCGGAAAGCGATGGAATGTTTAATTGCTTTGCAAGGATAAAACACTTGGAGAATGTGTGTCATCAAGTGTATGCATTAATAGAAGTAAATAAAAGATTAAAGGAATATGAAAATAGAGCTAATAAAAATAAATAAATTAAAACCTGCTGAATATAATCCAAGACAGATTACTACTAAGCAATATAATGATTTAAAAGAATCAATCCGCCAATTTGATTTGGTCGATCCTATTATCGTAAACAAGGACATGACTGTTATCGGCGGCCATCAACGATTGAAGGTTTGTAAAGATTTAAATTATAAAGATGTTGATTGTGTTATATTAGACTTGTCAAAAGAACAGGAAAGGGAATTAAATATAAGACTTAATAAATCTGGTGGTGACTGGGATATGGATATACTAGCAAATGAATTTGAGATTGAAGAACTGAAAGATTGGGGGTTTAAAGAAATAGAGTTAGGTTTGAATATAGATAAGATTAATGAAAATCCATATACAAAAAAAATAGAGGCACCTAGCTATGAGATCTCAAATGACAAACCAAAAATAAATGATCTTTACAATTATGAAAAAACAAGTTTGTTAATAGAAAAAATAAAAGAATCTAATATAAATGATAATGAAAAAGATTTTTTAATTAAAGCGGCACAGCGACATATTGTATTTGATTACTCAAAGATTGCTGAATACTATGCACACTCTGAAAAAGATCTTCAAGAACTCATGGAAGATAGTGCATTGGTAATTATTGATTTTGAAAAAGCTATTAAACAGGGATATGTTAGATTAAGTAATGAAATAACAGATCAATACATTGAAGAATATGGAAGTGAATAATAAAAATTTTTGTGTATTTATTTTAACATACGGAAGGCCTAAAAATATTCATACTTTAAAATCTTTGAAGAAACAAGGATATACAGGTAAAATATATTTAATATGTTCAGATGATGACAATAAATTAAAAGAATATCAAAAAAATTATAATAATATAATTGTCTTTAGCAAAAAAGATTATAAAGAAAAATTTGACATAGGAGATAATTTTAAGGACAACAGGGTTGTTGTTTATGCAAGAAATGCAATTTATGATATAGCTAAAAAATTAAAAATTAAATATTTTATTGTGTTAGATGATGATTATACTCAATTTAGATATACTCAAGATAGTAATTATAAATATCTTACAAAGCAACGATTGATTAATAATCTTGACAAAATGTTTAATAAATTATTAAAGTATTATATATCAACCAATGCCAAGACATTATGTATAGCACAGGGCGGTGACTTTATAGGCGGCGAGGGATCAGCATTATGGTCTAAAAAGCTAGCAAGAAAGGCAATGAATTTTTTTGTTTGCTCAGTGGATAGGCCTTTTAATTTTATAGGTAGAATAAATGAAGATGTAAACACTTATGTTAGGCAAGGCACTTTAGGTGATATATTTCTGACGATTGTTAATATTAGATTGGAGCAATTAGATACTCAAAGTAATAAGGGCGGTTTGACTGAATTTTATTTAGATGGTGGAACTTATGTTAAATCATTTTATACTGTATTATTTTCGCCTAGCTGCACACATATTAATTTAATGGGAAATACAAATAAGAGGTTGCATCATAGAATAAGTTGGAATAATGCTGTGCCTATTATATTAGATGCTAAATATAAAAAGTAATAATAATGAATACTGATATTAAAATATGTATTATTTGTCAACAAGAAATTCAAGGAAATTATATAACACATACATTACCGCAAAACATTTTGTGTTCTAATAATTGTCTAGTAAAATATCGGTATAAAAACGGAATCAATGAATAAATTTCCAAATAAAGCAACAAGATTTAGTTCTACTAATCAACCAGAAAAGAATGGAAGACCAAAGGGAAGAAGAAATGTTGCAACAGTATTAAAAGAATTACTATCTACACAAGATACTAATATGGGCGGTGAAGGTGACTTCGGTTCACCAATAGCAAAGATGTTAATACAAATAGCATTCCATAAGGACTCAAATAACAATGAAAAATTAAAAGCAATCAAAGAAATATTAGATAGGATTGAGGGATTGCCCGATCAGAATGTTAATGTAAGTGCAGCACCACCATCTTGGATTAATGATGATGAAGAAACAAGCTAAGCCATATTATGATTTAAAGAACTCAAATAAAAGGATTTGTGTTTTACAAGGTGGAACTAGAAGTGGTAAAACATATTCAATTCTATTAGCATTGATTGAGTTTGCATATAAGAATAAAGGAAAAGGACTGTATATCACAATAGCAAGAAAAACATTCCCAGCATTAAGAGGAACAGCGATGCGAGATTTCTTTGAAATACTAAAAAAAGAAAACTTATATGATGAAAGATTACATAACAAATCAAGTGCATTATATCACCTCTACGGGAACATTATAGAGTTTATAAGTGTTGACCAGCCACAAAGGGTGCGAGGTCGTAAGAGATCGGTTTTATTTTTAAACGAATGCAATGAATTTGGATTTGAAGAATATACACAATTAGCATTAAGAACAACATACAAGATAATAATTGACTTTAATCCATCAGAAGAATACCATTGGCTATATACACACATCATTGATGCTGATAGAGAAGATGTTGATTTTCATGTTTCAACATATAAAGACAATCCATTCTTAGAAGAATCTACAATATCAGAGATTGAAAGATTACAAGAAGTGGATGAAAATTTATGGCGGGTTTTTGGCGAAGGGCAGCGGGGGGTCGCTACTGAAACCATTTTCCCGTCATTTAATATAATTGATAGCATTCCAGACAATGCAAAAGAAATAGCATTAGGACTTGACTTTGGATTCTCTGCTGATCCAACATCATTAGTAAAAGTATATAAGCACGATCTAGATTTATATATTGATGAACTACTTTATGAAAAAGGTTTGACTAATCAAGATATTGCACACAAGATTAAGGATTTAGGAATTGACAGAAGTATTGAGATTTATGCCGACAGTGCAGAGCCAAAATCAATAGAAGAAATCTTTAGAATGGGCGGTATTAATATCAAACCTGCTAAAAAGGGTGCTGATTCTATTCGTATTGGAATTGATGTTTTAAAAAGACATAAGCTAAATATTACCAAAAGAAGTGTCAATGCAATCAAAGAATTTAGGAACTATAAATGGATCAAGAATAAGAATAACGAAATAACCAATAAACCAATAGATGCTTTTAATCATGCTGTTGATGCGGTTAGATATGTTGCATTAAATAAGTTGATGGTGTCTTATTCTGGGAAGTATTATATATCGTAAAAACAAATAGTAACAATTTATATTTATTAGTAATGAAAGAGGTTAAATTAACGATACCTGATAGGTGGTCTGACATAACAATAGAAACTTATCAAAAATATGTAGAAATACAGGAAAGCAAGGATAACGATAAAAAGAAGATAATTAAGAGCTTATCGTTGCTGTGTAATACTACACCTTACATAGTGAAGAAAATGGCTTACAAGGACTTATTGGAGATAATGGGAATAATTAAGAACATGATTGATACAGAGCCAAGCAAAGAAGAATTTAGAAAAACATTCATGTTCAAAAATGAAGAATATGGATTTTGCCCGAATCTTTCTGGTATTAGCACAGGAGAATATATTGACCTCGAAACATATTGTAAAGAGCCGATTAAAAACTTGCATATAATAATGAGCATATTATACAGGAAGGTGACATTTAAAAGAAACAACAGATATGCTATTGAGGTGTATAATCCGCAAGAGTTTAAAGAAGAATTATTCAAGGATTGTCCAATGGATATAGCACTTTCTAGCTTAGGTTTTTTTTTGACTTTAGGAAACAAATTGGCGAAGATTTCGCACAGCTTTTTACGACAACAGGTGGAGAAACTGCAAAAGGTGTGACAATGCAAAGCAAATGGGGATGGTATAATACACTCTATGCACTTTGCAATGATGACATTTTAAACATAGACAAAATAACAAAATTACCGATCTTGGAAGTGCTAACATTTTTAGCATATAGTCAAGATAATAATAATAAAAGGAGAAACAATTATGATAACTTTTAGAAATGTAGTTGGATATTTAGAAACGATTGCAGAAAAGCATTATGAGATTAAGAGCTTTCATTCTGGCGAACTTGATGAAGTTGATATAAATAAGCTTGGTGCTACTGATTACACTATGCTATATGCAGAGCCAGGAACAGTAGTTGTTGACAAAGGGGTTTTAAGCTATTCATTTACATTATATGTTATGGATATGGTAAACGACCAAGTTCTTGGAGATGCACCAAACAATCAAAGGGTAGGAAGGGTTGATACATATTCTGAAACATTACAAATCATGCAAGATGTAATAAACGAATTTCATCAAAACCTATATTCTACATCTTGGGTAGACGATCAAATTGTTTTGGATTTACCTATTAATGCAGAGCCATTTACAGCTAGATTTGATAATGAGCTGACGGGTTGGACTGCTACAATCAATGTTCAAGTTCATAATAAAAACAATCTTTGTATTGTTCCAATTGATCCTAATAGCTAATGGAATTAAAGAACACCATACAAGCAATGCAGAAACTCGGCAATAAAGTTGTTAGAGAAGGGAAAGCTATATTAAAAAGAGAAAAAAAAACAACAAAACAAAACACCTTATATAGAGAATTTGACTATACAGTTAGAGGACACAAGCAATCTGTTTCTTTAATATTTGATTTTGGTCGTGCATCTGATTATTGGGATTTTGTAGATGAAGGTGTGAAGGGATCAGGCGGATTTAAAGGAAGTGGAAAAATGAGGGGACAAGGAAGTCCATTCCGATTTAGAAAAAAGAATATTGCAAAAGGTGTTGTTGCTAAATGGATTCAAAACAAACCAATAAGGCTGAGAGGAAAAGATGGTAAGTTTATGAAGAAAACAAAAGCGAATATAAAAAGTGCAGCATTTGTTATTGGTCGAGCAATAGCACAAAGAGGTCTACAAAGAACACAGTTTTTTACAAGACCTTTTACAAAAGAATTAAAGAATCAAACAGATGACATCGTGAGAGC